AACACCTTTTGGGAAACCGTATTTGTTTAAAATGTCTAATTTACCCGCAACTGTAGTTAAAAATTGACCAGTATTTAATCCGTATTTTTGAGCGGTATTAACTAATTCAATTTGTTTACTTATTGAAGCGTCCATACCTCCACCAACTTTATCAAAGAATTTTCCAAAACTATTTATTGTCTTGTCATCAACACCAAAAGTTTTAATAGCTTTTGCGTTTGTTAAAAATTTTTCAGATAAAAAAGTTGTCCTTCCTAACTCGTTATTAATTCCTTTGTAAATGTCAAGAACATCTTCCAGTTTACCACCCATCGCAACAATGTTAACAGCCGCTCTACCTAAATCACCCTCAATGCTTTTTGCAAATCCAGCGCCTTGACCCAAACTTCTAGCAACCGATATGTTTTTGTCTTGAAATTTACTTAATTGGTCAACAGCGTTTTTTGCTGAATCAGCTAATCCTCCAAAAGTTAAATTTTTTGCAATAGACTCACCTAAAGCAATAACTTTTTTTGATAATCCGTCAACCGCTTTGCTTGCTTCGTCAACAATATTTTCACCTGTCATAATGATAAATATTATCTATTGGATTTTTCTCGTTCTTCACGTATGGTATCATACTCTTCTATTACCTTACCTATAAAATATTTACGTTCATATGTGGGCATATTCATAACATCAACATAAGAGAAGTTGGCGTTTTTAACCAAAAAAAATGTTTCGTCTAATATTGTTTTTTTATAATCCGAAGAAAGGGCGAAAAAAGTCCACCCCAAAACTGACATTTACATCAATCATTTCTCCAGACGGGGTTTTTGTTTTTTTGTTTAAATCTAATCTTGGTTCAACATCTTTTAAAAATGTTCTAATATGTTTTGAATCCATTATTGGCATTTGTTGGACGTACTTAACAATTTCACCCTTGTCTTCATTTCCATTTATTGAAACTATTTGTGCTTCTAATTTTCTTGTGATTTTTGGAGCAACAACACCCACCGGGTATTTTTCCATTTCATCGTCAATTAGAGCTTCCTCACCGTAAGTTAAAATACGTAATTTAACATTATCACCAGACATTGGTAATGTTGTTGAAAATAGTCCTTGTAAATCGGGTTGAATTTTTTGTTCTTTAATATTTATTTCACTTAAATCAAGATTGGCCTCAAAAAGATTTCCTGTTTTTGGGTCAACTAAATTAAGTTTATATTTAGTTCCAAAAGCGGTATTTCTTAAAAAAATTAAAATGGCTTCAACATCACCAGTTAACATATCATCAATTCTAAAATCATGTTCGTAAATTTTAGTTTTTAATAATTGATTAATGACATTCATTATACCTTTGTTGGTATTGGCTAATAGATTTTCATCTTGAGCCGTCAAATACCCGACCTTAACCGATTTCTTTTTATTAGCATAAAATAAACCTTGTGAAGGTAGTGGTACCACATCGTGTGGTAAGTTAAAATTCATTTGTCCGTATTGTATTTCGTTTTCCATAAAAAAAGCCAAGGATTACCCCTGGCTTTAAATATAAACTGACTTTGTTTTTTGTAAATGAAATATTAATAAACTAAGATACATCTATCAGGACGAAGTGTTGCTGAGATGGTTTGTAAACCGTCATCAGTATAAGACACACCCTGAAAGTCCACGTCTGTTAGGAAACAACCTTGTAAAATCCATTTTTCAACCGCAACACCTGTCGGGTCTAACATTTCCAAAGTTACATCCTTTTTATAACCCGCAGCATATCCCATACGACCTGTTACTGATTCAGCGTGTAAACGAACCCATTCCATAAGTGCTTGAGCGGCTGATGGTCCAATAGGGTCACGGAAAGTAACACCAATTGTTCCCCATTCAAACATACCCGCAACATAAGTTTTAGTATTTAAGAAAGGAATATCTTTTGATGCAATTGTTATTTTTGGTCTGGCAGCAGATTCTACATACCAAGAATTAATACCCAATGAAGTAGGAAACGTTAAAATAAATCGGTTTTTACGTTTTGGTTCATACGGGTCGGGCATTTTCATTAATAAGTCAGCCATTTTATTATATTTTTTGTTTTAGTTATTTTAGTTTATTTACCTATAAATACTTGATTATCCAAATTTTTTCTATTATATTATCTAGGCGTTCTAGTTTATTATTTATTTAAATATTTAATATCTAGTTTTAGTTTGAGATTTTGTTAAATATGTAGTTACTGGATGCTCTAGTCCAAATTCTTTATTCAAGAATTCTTTAACTTTTTCCACATTTCTTTCATCGTCATCTGAGAAACCTATTGAAGGTACCACGAAATTATTGGACACATCATTTTTGAACAATACTTTCCCCCCCACCTTGTTTGCAAGTTCCTTACAATAACTGATAAACTCTCTTAATGCGTTTATTTTTCCTTCTTCAGGATTGGCTTCAGAACCAGTTCCGAAAGATACAGGGTGAAAACGACACATGTCCAAATATTCTTTAATCATTGTATTGTCATCTTTAATATCCTCACCTGTAAAATCACGGTATTTCTTTAATGATTCCACCAATTTTTCTTGGTCCAAACCACTCACATTATTTTTGATGAGTTTGTAAACCGCTTGTTTTAAAATCATCGGATTGTGTCCACGAGCTGTGATGATGGAAAAAATTGACCCACCATTAATACACTCAACAAAATCATCCCATGATGGTCCCAAACTCGCCGACATTACATCCACCAAAAATTGTTTTTCACCTTCACCTCTAAAATTTCTAAAAGGGTTTGATGCAAAACCAACAATAGTTTTTCCGTTGTACACAAATGGTTTTTTACCCAATTCGTTTCTATATTCTGCAAAATCATCAGTAGACATACCAATCTCATTATCTTTGTCATCCAATACCATAATTTTTGTTGGCATATTCATTACATTGTCATCCCAATCAAAAGCGTAATATTTGTGGTCAGGTAATCCTGATGGGTCCATACCCTCAGTTACCATTTCTAACAATTGTCTTCTAATTGATTTTTTTAAATTCATTACTTTTTGTCTTTTGATAATTTTGCAATGATACTTTCTAACTGTGATTCAGTTAAAACAATGTTTTGTGGTTTTTTAGAATAAGTTTTTTTACCATTAGTTGGTACTTCTAAACTTTCCATTAATACTTTTTTTGTAAATTCCATAGTTTTATATATAAATAATAGGGAGGGGGTTTTTATTTCCCCTCCCGTGTTTATTTTTAAATATTTTCAAACGAAGCTCCTGTTGGTGTAATCAAGAACTCAATGTCAATGAATTCAAGAGCTTTTGTTGGTTTAAGGTAAATTTTACCTGTCATTGTGTTTCTATCCAAGTCTTCAGGTGTGTTTGTCACAACAACTCTAAAGTCAATTAAACCTCTATCTCTTCTGATTGAATCCAAAATTGGATTAACAGAGTCTAAGAAATCTTGTCTAACTTTGTCATCGTTTTGTTCAAACAACAATCTGACAGCTACTGCTGAAATCAACTTACGAGCTTGTAACAACAATCTTCTTACGTTAATTCTATCAAGAGCAGATTCTGCGACTTGAGTAGTCTTGTTACCAAAAATTAATGTTCCAACATCAGAAAATGTTGCGATTGGGTTGATTCTACCTTGATATAATGTATCTCTATCGTCTTGTGTAAGTTTCTTACGAGCTTTAACTGAATTTACAATACCTCTTGTATAACCCGCTGATGCGAACCAAGGGAACGAAATGTTATCAGTCAATGCTAAGTTTCTACAAACCTCAGCGGTTGGTGGAAGGTAAATTTGAGTATTGTTGACAGTGTCTCTTGTTAATACCCAAGGGTAGTAAGTTGCTGTGTAGTTAGAATCAATTCCTGTTGTGTCCAAATTGTCGACAGCTTCAGTTGGATAAATTAAATCAGTTTCGTACGATGTTGTTGTATCAACAAACATATTGTAATCAGGACAAGTCATTACATATAAAGAGTCAGCCCTTTGAGATTCAATCATATCAATTGCGTCTTCAACCAGGTTAGAGTTATTAACAAAATCGATACCCGGTGTTACAAACACGTTGATATTTGTGGCCTCAGGGTTAGCAAATGTTTGTTGACCTAGTAAGTATGCGTAGTAGTCGGTGTTAGCAAAATCAGTTGTATTACCTTCAACAGATATTTGTTTGAACGCTCCCCAACCAGTTGCACTTGGGAACTGAGTTGTTGGTGATGCACCTTTTAGGTAACCCGGACCACCCAATACAAAGTTATCACCGTTGGTTCTTGATTTTCTATAAATGTCCCAACCATCAAAACCTCCACGAGCAAACAATGTGAATTTTCTTGACTGAATTCTAAAATATGGATTTGTAGGGTCACTTGAGTCAGTTGGTCCAAAAGAAGCGTTTCCAACTTCAAAAGCTGAAGTACCCGAAGTACTATAAGAGTTTGAAATTGTTACAACAGTCGCTCCTGAATCCATGTGGAATCCCTTAGATAAGAAATCCCAATAACTTGGTGAAGTTTCGATTGTTAAATTTGAAGGTGTGATAATACCTTTATAATTAAAATATTCAGGGTCATAACCAATTGTGTTGGACAAACCTAAGAATACTCTATTAATTTTATCACCTGAACTTCTTTGAACAGATGATAAAGGTGGTTGGAATATAACTTCACCAGCAACATCATATTTAGTTTTATAAATTGG